TAACTGATGCAAAAATTAGTAGTGATCAAAAAACAATGTGGTATTGCTGTACATTTGCAGAATGTACAGATACAACTGTTGGTAGTGCGTACACATTTGACCAAATCTATTACGATGGCAAGTTAGTTACATTTGGTACTGGTGGTGATGCAGCAAAAGTTGTAAGTTTAACAACAAACGCAACAACACCACAAGTTGATACCAAAGTTGCTGGTAGTTTATACATTTATTTGTTTACAAATGGTAGTAGTAGTGGCGTAAACACTGGTGGTCAAAGTGCTATAGATATCATGAGTGATGCAAGTATTCCAAGCGATCAGCGTTGGAATAGCACATTGTACACAGCAAGTGGTCAAAGCGCACAAATGACAAACAGTTGCTTTGCAATTGTTAAAATAGTTTACAACCAAGAAGCTGGTACAACAGGTATTGGCACAGTTCAAGCAAAACTTACAAATAGTTTAACCAAACCTGGTGCAGTATTATTAGATTACCTACAAAATACAAGATATGGTTGTGCTGTACCATTAGCACAAATTGATACAGCAAGTTTAACTGCGTTAGACACATATAGTGATGGTTTAATTGATTACACTAATACAAGTGGTAACCCAGCTACCCAAGTTCGTTATAGAATTAATGGACCAATTGACACTGGTAGTAATTGCTTAGATAATTTACAACAATTAGTTGATGCCTGCGATAGTTGGTTACAATATAGCGAATTATCAGGTAAATGGAAAGTTGTTATTAACCAAAGTTATACAGATTACACAACATTAGCAAATCTATTTGAAGTCAATGATGAAAACATAATTGGTCAGTTAGATGTTACACCAGTTGATTTGAATGGAACATACAATCAATTAGAAGTACAATATCCAAACACAAATATTAAAGACCAAATTGACAATTGCTATGTTGACTTGTTTACAGAATATCCAAGCCTACTAAACGCAAATGAACCAGTCAATAAACTTATTGTACAATTTAGTATTGTAAACAATTTTGTACAAGCCAAATATTTAGGTATTCGCAGACTGTTACAAAGTCGTGAGGATTTAGTGATTACATTTGCAACAGACTATAGTGGTATTGTTGTAGATGCTGGTGATGTTATTAAAGTAACAAATGCAACATATGGTTGGACTAATAAATTATTCCGTGTTAGTAATGTAAACGAAGAAAAATATCCAGATGGTAGTCTTGGCACACGCATGACTGCGTTTGAGTATAACGATACAATTTATGACGATGACCTAGACATTACAGACTTTGTACCAGAAGATAATACTGGAATTGATGATGTTAATGTAATTGGTACACCAAATTGCCCAAGTGCAAATTTAAATGTAGCAAACACAATTGCTGTAATGACAATAACAGGAACAGTACCAACGCCTGGTCTTGTTATGAATATGGATTTTAATTATGGTAATACAAGCAATAGTACAAATCATACATTTTATAAAACAGTAAGTGGTAATGGAACACCTTTAGTTGCTAATAGCAATGTATCAATTACAAGCACAGATTTACCAACTGGAAATTGGTATTGGAGTGTAACAGCAAGAAATCAATTTGTTGGTGTGCGTAGTAGCAGTTGTCCAAACACAAGTTTTATTGCCAATTGGACTGGCCCTACTGTTACAGAATTTAACAGTAATGCAAATGTTGGTGGTATAACTGGAAATAATGTACAAGCAAATAGCGTAGGTGGTAATAAAATAATTTCAGGGTCATTGACTAATGTGCAATTGGCTAATTATACTATTTTAGGTAATAACATTGCAAATAATACAATAACATATGATAATTTTTCAAATGATGTTATTATTACATCTTTACTTGCTGAGGTGGCTTGGACTGTAAGATTTCAAAATACCTATACATTACCAGTAGATTTAACATCAAATAATTGGAATGTGCCATCTTATCTTGTAGGCACTGATGTGTTAAGCAATGAAGTTTTTCCTTATTATCAAAATACTTCAACTACTGCAATGGGTTATGTTGCTAATAGTACTGCACCGTGGCAACCTGGTACTGCAGGTTTATTAAACATTTATAATGGTGATGATAATTGGTATATTTTCTGTCGTGGCAATATAACTCCTCCTGGAGGAAATAATTTTGTAGAGACTCGATTCGAAGGAACATTTGTTGCAAACGCAAACACAAAAATACAATTAGCAACTTTTAGGATGGATTCTAATACTAATATTATTGCAAGTGGTACATATTTTAATACAATAAATTTAATTGAAAATGAACCTATAAAATATTTTTTAAATAGTACAACGCAAGGAGTTGCTGCCGATGTAGCAGGATTAATAATTAGAAATATGGTAAGTAATACAGAAGTAATATGTGTGCAGGGGGGTTTATATTTATTTAAAGGTAAAGGATTATAATGGAACAATTAATAGATTATAGTGAACAAATTAATAAAATAATTAACAATGGAACAAGCGAAGAATTTATTAATTTTGCTAAATCATACAACATTTTTCAAGTAAGTCGTAGTAAAAGATATACAGAAATTTGTAATCAAATAAAACAAAGATTGGATAAAGAAGGGCTGGACCATGAGGTTGTTAGACCTGACTAAATAATATAAAGGAACAAATAAAATGAGCTTACTATTAAATGGCGCTAAAACAATGACGATTGCAGGCACAGAAATGCAATGTCTTGAAATTTATACTGGTGAAGCGTACACATTGCCCATTAACTTTACTTACAGTAATGGTAGCCCTGCCAACGCAAATGGTTGGACATTATCTACGACTGCTAAATTTTATACTGTTGCTGATGTAACATACAGCGCAGCTAATCCAGACGAAGTTGTGTTGGGTAATCTTACATTGAATGCAACACAACCAAATGCAAATGCATATACATTACAAACTAATTTTATTAACGCAAACGCTGGTACTGCGTATTTGTATGTTGGAAACAATATAACAGGTACAGCTAACCTAGGTATACCAAATGTTGCATTAGCAAATAATGCGGCAAATAGTACATTAGTTTTAGTAACATTAACAGTAAGTAAAGCAAGTACAGCAAATGCTAGTTTAACAGATATTAATAGAGAACCATTAGGGTTTATAGTAAGGTATCAATAATATGTCAGAAATTAACGCCAATTTTGTTGTTAGTCCATATGATGTTAACATCACTTTGGAAAGTCCAACTGTGGAAGTTGTAGCAGAACCTATTAATTTATTATTAAGTTTAGGTGGTTTTTCTGGAGCAGGTGGAAATGTTACTGAGTTACAATACAACCAAGCTGGTGGCGTTTTAGGTGGCATTCCTTTTGCAAATTATGCAAATGGTAATTTAACTTTAGGTAATATTGCAAATGTAAAAATACTAGGTGGCACCAATCAATATTTCTTACAAACCGATGGTACAGGTAATTTAACTTGGCAAGCAGGCACAGGTAACGCAACTGGTAATGGAACAGTTGGTGGTGCAAATACACAAATACAATTTAACGACAGCGCAAACTTTGGTGGTGCAGCAGGATTTACTTTTGATAAGGTAAGCAATGCATTTAATAGTCCAGGAGATGGGACATTTGTAGGTAATGTTACTGCAAATAATTTTATTGGTAATTTAGTTGGTAATATTTCGCAACTTGTAAATGGTAATAGTAATGTTGTAGTTGCAGCTAATGGTAATATAACAATTAATAGTAATGGAAATGCTAATAGTACAGTAACAATAACTGATAACACATTGATTGCTCAACGATTACAAGTTAACAGCAGTAATATTACTATTGGTGGTAATGCAGGATCTAATAATCAAGGTACAGGTTCAATTGCAATTGGAGAAGGTGCTGGTAAAAATTTACAAGGATCTTTTGGTGTAGCTATTGGATATAGCGCAGCCATAGAAAGTCAAAAGGCATATGGAGTAGCTATTGGTATTAGCGCAGGAGAAGTTAACCAAGGAAATTATTCAATAGCAATAGGAGCAGGTGCAGCTACAGCAAATCAACATAACAATAGTATTTTATTAAATGCTACTGGAAGCAATACACAAACTGATGGTGCAAATCGTTTTTATGTTAAACCTATTCGTAGTGCCAATACAGGAAATATATTATTTTACAATGATACTACAGGTGAAATATCTTATAATACATTTACAGGTACTG